GAACCGATACACCTGGCTGTATTCCTGATATTTTGGATTTGTGGTTTTCACAAAGGGTAGAGTTTAGAAAGTTGGAAAAGAAATATGGTGAGAGTGGTGATAAAGAAAAGTACGCATTCTATAAGAAGAGACAGTTAGTACAAAAGATTCTTCTAAACTCATTATATGGAGTATTAGGATTACCAGCATTCCGATTCTATGATGTGGATAACGCTACGGCAGTAACAACAACAGGTCAAACTGTGATTAAATCAACTGCTGATATGACTAACATCAAATATAACAAAGAGTTGGGAACGCCTGATGCAGATTCAAACATCTATATTGATACTGATTCGGTATTCTTTTCAGCAGCACCTTTGTTAGATAAGAGAAAGCCAGGTTGGAAAGATAATGACCAAGAAACGATAGCTGGATTTGTGAATGATATCGCTGGTGAAGTGCAGGATTACTTAAATAACTTCTACGATATATTGGGTAAGAAGATATTCAATATTGATAAACATCGATTTGAGATTAAGAAGGAATTTGTATCAAAAGCTGGTATTTGGATTGCTAAGAAACGTTACGCACAATGGATTATATCCGATAATGGTGTAGCTGTTGATAAGTTGGATGTAAAAGGATTGGATGTTGTACGTTCATCATACCCAGCAGCATTTAGGGCATTTATGAGTGAGGTACTTATTGAAATTCTAAGAGGTGATACTGAAGAACAACTTACTGATAAGATTTACAATTTCAAAAATGATTTGGTAAATATGGATGTTGTTAAGATTGCTAAAGCTGGGGCTGTGAAAAACTTATCAAAGTACATGCCAAAGAAAAAAGACCAAACGGCAATGTTCCAATTCCCATCAGGTTGTCCAGCACACGTTAAAGCATCAATCGCTTACAATCAGTTATTGAAACATTGGAAGTTGGATAATCAATACGCACCTTTAAGAGATGGTGATAAGATTAAATGGGTATATCTAAAACAAAACCCATATGGGTTGGATGCAGTAGCATTAAATGGTTATGATGACCCTAAAGAAATAATGGATTTAGTAACAACATATATTAACTATGATAAAATTTTCGAAAGAGAACTTTTAAAGAAATTGGAAGATTTCTACGGAGCACTTAATTGGGGAGCAGTTTTATCATCAACAAAAACAGCAGAGAAGTTTTTCTCATTTTAAATAAACTATGATAGAATTAGAAAATGATAACTTGGGGGAAATCCTAAGTGGAAACAATAAAGTAATGGTGATGTATGGGGCACCATGGTGTGGGAATTGTAGGTTAACAAAGCCTAAATTCAAAAGAATGGCATCAGAAAACGAAAATACTACATTCGTATATGTAAACGCAGAAGCATATCCCAATAGTAGAAGTTTTGCAAATGTATCAAACTTACCAACGTTCGCATCATTTGATGGTGGAAAGTTAGTTGAGCAAGATATGGGAAATAAAATAGAAATAATTCAAAAAGTGTTTGGTAGTATCAAATAAATTTTGTATATTTGTAATTCAATAAAATAAATATTAAAACATAATTATGGAAAAAGTAAAATTCGATGGTTTTATTAACCGTTACAATCTTGGTGGAGAGGTAGAATCGGTGATGATTAAATCTGATGATACAAACCTATCGGTTCGTATGATTTCAGATGACAAGACTCTTTTAGGGGATGTTACAGTAACTGAATCAGAATTCCCAAATGGGGAATTTGGTATTTACACTACATCTCAGTTAAAAGGATTGTTAAGTGTATTAGATAATGGTATTAATGTAGAAGAGGTAACTGGTGCATTAAAGTTCTCAGATAAAGGAACTAAAATGCAGTATATGTTAGCAGCACCTTCAGTTATCCCAGCGGTACCTGATTTAAAGGCACTTCCTCCTTTCAATGTAGATATTACATTAGATAATGAGTTTGTAAACAAATTCATCAAATCTAAGGGAGCATTAGCAGATGCTGATACATTTACATTCACTTGTAAAGATGGTAAGGGAGAAATCATTTTAGGATATTCTTCAATTAACTCAAACCGAATCTCAATCACTGTTGATTGTAAGTGTGAAGGTGATGTTAAACCAATCGCATTCTCAGCTAAGTATTTGAAAGCTATCTTATTAGCAAATAAAGGTTCATCAACTTCATCATTGGAAATTTCTTCTTCTGGTTTAGCTAAAGTTGCATTTACCGAAGGGGATTATGTATCGAACTACTATTTAGTGGAGATAAAATAATCAAATTTACCTATTATAAATCTAATTAATCTACTAACACTAAAAAAAGAAACATATGAGTTTTTGGGATACTGAGCCGGAGAAACCTAAGTTTGTATTTGAAGATGAGAAAAGAAAACTCATTGAGAATATGGATTACTTAATGACAATGACTGTTGAAGAACAAACTTTATATAAGAAGTGGGTTGCTTTACAGGATGAATCTATGATTAGGGATAAACCACACATCTCAACTCTTTATGATTTCCAATGGAAACCAACTGATATCAACAATAAGGAACAAACTATCAAAGAGATAGAAGAATTAGACCCATATGTTGAAATAGTTGAGGATGATGCATCTGCATCTACAAAGTGGACATATCTTCGTAAGATGATTCACACAATGAGTTGGACTGCTAATCCTGGCAGAAACGTAAAGATATTCATTAAAGATAGGACAAGTGGTAAATTGTTAGGATTGGTATCCCTAGCTTCAGATGTTACTTCAATGGGTGTTAGAGATAATTACATCGGATGGAAAAAGGAAGATAAATTCAAAAAGGGGAAGTTGAACTATACAACAATCGCTTCCACTATTGTTTGTACGCAACCACTCGGTTACAACTTTTTAGGTGGTAAATTAACCGCTATGATGACTACTGTTCCCGAAGTTAGGGAATTTTGGAAACGAAAGTATGGACAAACATTGATTGCAGTAGGAACAACTTCCCTTTATGGAATTCATTCCCAATATAACGGAATCCCTCACTTTAAAACTTTGGGGGAATCTGCTGGGAAGATTTCTTTAAAACCTGATGATGAGTTCTATGAACCTTGGCACCAATGGATTAAGGAGAATCGCTCTGAGTGGTATGAGAAAGCAATTACTAACGAAAGAATCAGAAACGGTAAATCTATGGGAACTGGTAAAGGAGCTAGTGGACCTGTGAGTGGTATCAAGCAAAAGATTCTTGGACAGATATTCAAAGAATGTGGTATCAAACAATCAGCATACCATCATGGATTTAAGAGAGGTGTATATCTTGCAATGATGTACGAAAACGGACCGGAGTTCCTACGTTCAGAAATAGAAGAATCTGAATTAGTAATGAAGAAGAAGTTTGTAGAAGGACAAGAGAATATTAATAAGTGGTGGAAACGCCAAGCAATCAAACGTTACTCTAAGTTATATGATGCTGGTAAATTAAAACCAGACCACCTATTCTATTTAGATGGTATAGGAACGACTTGGGAAGATTTCAAAGCTCAACGATTGAGTGAAGTAGGTAGATAATAAATAAAAAATAATAAATGGCATTTTTTGAACAAAATATAGAAGAGCAAGTAGATAATAGTTTATGGGTTGAGAAGTGGAGACCTGTAAAATTGGTAGATTATGTAGGTAACGAACATCTTAAAGCTAAAGTTGAAGGTTACTTAGAAAGTGGTGATGTACCTCACTTACTATTACATGGTAAAGCGGGTACTGGTAAAACTACATTAGCAAAGTTAATCGTAAAATCGGTTGATTGTGATTATATGGTAATTAACGCATCTGATGAGAACAACGTAGATACAGTTCGTAATAAGGTAAAGAACTTTGCATCCTCAATGGGATTCAAAAAGTGGAAGATTATCATTTTGGATGAGTTTGATTATATGTCTCCAAATGCACAAGCTATTCTTCGTAACTTAATGGAAACATTCTCACAACATTGTAGATTTATCTTAACTTGTAATTATGTTGAAAAGGTAATTGACCCTATCCAAAGTAGATGTCAATCATTCCAAATTGTACCACCAACTAAGAAAGATGTTGCAGTTCAAATCTCAAAGATTTTGGGAGCTGAGAGTATTACATTTGAACCAAAGGATTTAGTTCCTATTATAGATGCTGGATATCCTGATATTCGTAAGATTATCAATACCTGTCAATTAAACTCTAATAAAGGTAAATTACAAGTAGATACTCAGAACTTATTGGAGAATGATTACAAAATGAAAGTATTAGATATCTTAAAATCATCTGATGATAAGAGAAACAAATACACTAAGATGAGACAAGCTATTATAGATAGTAGAGTAACTGATTTTACTGATTTATACACTATGTTATATGATAAGGTGGATGAATATGCAACTAATGGTACCGCTAATGTAATCATAGCTATTTCAGAAGGACAGAGAACACATTTCCAATCAATTGATAAAGAAATACCAACAGCAGCAACATTAATACAAATATTAAATCTAATATAATGGCTACAAAAGTAATAGGAATGAATGGTGGGAAACCACAAAAACCAAAAGTAGGTGATAAAGTACCTACTACATCAGCAGGGCAACCTCAAATTGATTTAGGTAAATCAAAACCAATCGTATGTGCACATTGTGGAGATGATGTATTCGTAACTGCTGGTAAGTTTCGTAAGATATCAAAATTGATAACTGGTACTCCACAAGATGTAGTAGTTCCCATTGATGTTATGTTATGTGCAAATTGTGGACAAGTATGTGAAGAGTTAATGCCTGAACAATTGAAAGCATTAATGCAAATGGATAAAAATAAAGCTGAGAAAGAGTAATGGCTGCAGGATTATTCGACCATATTAAACAAATAACCAACGTTCAGAATCCCAAATATTGGGATACGTTAGAGGAAGCTGACCGCAAAAGCTGGAGTAACTATATGGTACTTCGTTTTCTATCTATGAAATATGAATGGGTAGAAACCATAGCTATGTTACAACCACATATTCAAGAAATACCACCAAAAGCAATGTACCTTTGTTTAATTGATTTACTTCCAAAAGGTAGACACTTTATGAAGTATATGAAACCAAAGGGTGCTGATAAGTATGAGGGTTGGTTAGTGGAATTAGTAGCTAATCACTATGAAGTTTCTAAGTTGGAAGCTGAGAGTTATTTAAAGATATTATATAACTCCAAAAGTGGTAAAGAACGTATCCTTCAGATATCTGAAGATTATGGTACTGACCCTAAGATTATTAAAAAACTAAAAATAAAAGTATAAATTATGACAAATACCCAGAAAGTAAAAGATATAGTTTCTATTATTATGGAAACATCTGATTTAGAAACAGCCAAAGCAACTATGGGGCCTGTATTATCCGCTGAATTACCATTTACAACTAAAGTTACCTTTACTGGTAATGTTGCCAACATATACGTTGAGGAAGGTACATCGGATGGACAATGGGGTGGTGATATGAATCTAATCACTGTTGATTTATCGTAACAAATACAAAATACAATAAAAGTGAGAAAAGTTTGGTAATCCCAAACTTTTTTCGTATATTTGTATAACAAACAAAACATTTATGGCAAGAGTAAGCTTTTCACAATATTCAACATATTCATCATGTCCTCAACAATATAAGTTGAGGTACATAGATAAGTTGGGAGAATCATCAGCAAACATATATACAATTTTTGGGACTAGCATCCACGAAACAATCCAACATTTCCTTTCGGTAATGTATGGAGTTTCTAAGAAACAAGCAATGGAAATTGATACCGATAAATTGTTGTTGGATTGGATGAGAAAAGAATATACAAAAGAAACTGAAAAATTATCAGAGGGAACTATATGTTCTCAATTGGAATTAGAAGAGTTCTATGGTGATGGTAGGAGAATCTTAGAATGGTTCAAAGCAAAGATAGATAAGTTTTACACAAAGACTGGATTTGAGTTAGTAGGGATAGAGATACCACTAAACGCTAAGATTAAAGAAGGTGTAAGTTTCATAGGATTTATTGATGTGGTAATGAGAGATTTATCGGATAATTCAATTATTATT